CTCCACATCAACAAAGACCAGATGTGGACAATTTACTTAAAGGATTAATGGATGCTCTTTTAGATGAAGATTCTCACATTCATACTGCGTATGCTAAGAAAATCTGGTATAGTGAAGGGTCTGTAGAGTTTTATGAACTACCTGATATTAGTCTCTTTTAAGAGCTTATACCTTTGCTTGTAGATTATATTTCTACACTGCTTCTCTGAGATATTATGCTTAATAGAAATGTCTATTAAAGTGTTTCCAATATGACCTTTATTTTCAACTATGTATTTGTCAAAATCATTAAACATCATATAATTTCTTAAAGTTTTTGGAGATATAATACCACTCTCAACTAAATGGTAAACAACATCTTTTACCGTAAAACCTTCCCCCCATCTTTTTTTGGATTCTGCTAAAATTATATCTTGGAACTCACTAACTATTCTTTTGCTGTTTGCCATTATTTAATTGTTTTTATACCAAACTCCATAACCCTTAGCCTTACCTGTGAATGGAACTTTTTTAAGTATAACTAATTTTTCTTCTTCACCCTTTTTATACTTAGGATTCTTACTGTTTAACTTTCTTTTTTTTGACATTTTTCAAATTCATTTGTAAAAAACCTTATCACCACACCAACACACTTTCCACAAGCCATGCTTGAACCAACCCTTGGGTACTTAAAAGAAACATAATTATTATAGTGGTTAAAAAGACTCTTCAATACTTCTTTATCTTTCTTCCCACTTACTCTGCTTTCATTAAATAACTTTAAGTCTTTAAAGACAACATCTCTCGCTTCTTTTGAGATGTAATTCCACTTAATTTTACTAAACATATTTATTTATGTTTCCCCCACCAGTTATGAGGGCACTCTATATAAACCTCATCAATCCTGTTCTTTGTTCTTAAAAAACAACCACATTCTCCGCAGTTTTCAAACAGCTTCAATTTTAAAGGGTCTTTATACACGCCACAGGGATTATCTCTGCAAATTGATAATCTACCCTTATACTTCTCTTTAGAGGCTAATTTAACGCCCTTGCCAATTATTAATTGCCAAAATATTTTTCTTAATTCTTTAAACATACACTAATATACGAAAAATTATTTGAATATACTTGATAATCCTTCAGAGATACTAACAGTGTCTTGTGTACTTGTTATATCTGCTTCCGTTACATATACCTGCTGTTGATTAATAGAATCTGATATTAAGCCTGCTATATCGTTGGCACTCCAAGTTCCTTTAGACGCATCTAAAGCTGCTCTTGTACCTGGAGTTATACCACCTTGAGCAAATTTCTTTCCATATCCGTTATGAGAGTTCATGGCTGAAAGTTGAGGTTTAAATAAGGCTGTTGACCTTTTGTTAATAACAGCCTCTCCGCCTTCCAGTTCAGCTACTCTTCCTCCTACTGCAAATTTAACACCTCCTTGTGCGTGAGAACCACCAACAACCATACCTCCTTCAGCAAATTTATCATCTCCACCAGGAATTATACCCCCTTTAGCCCCAGTAAACTTTTGAGATAATATCATTGCTACTTGTGCCGCAATTAAAGTAGCTGTTAATGGTGCTGCAACAATAGCTCCAATACCTGTTTGTTCGGTTACCTTAGCTATAGCTCCAGCTCCATTAATAAGAGCCATTGCAATACTATTAATTTTTTGTTGTATAAACTGCTTCTTCTTAATAGCCCTAACCTTCTCATCCTTTTTTCTCTCTAATGCGTTCATCTTATCATCATGAGCCTCCTGCATAGCCTCAGTATCTCCTCCAGCAGCTTCCGCAATCTCTAGTTTTCTTCTAAATACATTATCCTCATGTTTTGTTTGTTCCTCAAAATCTGATTCAAGGTCGGCTATTTTAGCTGCCGCTATTCTAGCACTAACTTCTAGCACCATATCTGCCATCTGGGTGTATGTTTCACCGATAACCGCTAACCTCTCTTGGTTTTGTTTTCTTTTAAAGTCAGTTAAATCCTCCTCTCTTTTTCTTTCGTCTGCATCAAATTGTGCCATCAGTGCTCTATCTCCTAATGAAGTCTCTAATTGATGAGCTCTTTCTTTTTTCTGTTGGGATACAAAATGTTTCAATCTCTTTGCTTGATTACCCTTAAAATTAATTAAATCCTCATCCATGTTCCTTAAATCCTCTCCTTGCTCATCTAAACCGATTTGCTTTCTTTTATAGGCATTATCAATAATTACCTTTAACATCTCATTGTCAAAGTCTTTTCGTAACTGAATTAAAAGGTCATGATTAGTCTTCCATTTTGTCATTTCCTCATCATGCATCTTATCTAAAAAAGCTAAATACTCTGTTTTCTGAACACCACGCCCATCCATTAGTCTTTTCCACTCCGTCTCATCTATGTTTTTTAAGACTTCATATTTAGTTCTATTTGCCTTTAAGTCAGCTCTCATTTGCTTTAGAGAGCTTGCTTCTTTCATATCTTCAATAGACCTCATATTAGTTAACATTAAAAGTCTTTCCCTATTAAATTGTTCTTGCTTAATATCAAACTCAGCTTGAAGTGCCGCTTTTTCCTTTTTAAAAGAATCGTTAATTTGCTTAACTTTAATCTTCATAAGTTCTTTTAACCTGTTTTTTGTCTTGTTTAATCTAAATCCTGCAAGTGCTGAACCACTATAAGCCTTACCACTCTTGTTTAAAACAGTTGTAAGGTTTGAAACATATTTTCTATACTCAGAAAGCATAACATTAGTATCCTCCCCTTCTTTTTTGAAGTCAGCACCAAAATCCAATGCCTGTTTGTTCATTTTTGACTTTAATTTATCCCTAGCTTCAATCAATTCGGCCTCTACTTTCACTAAGTTTTTCTTGTTTGCTGAAGCAATATCAACCTCATATTTAGCTAACCTTTTACCCTCCTCTATATCTGCTAATTTTTGGTCTGCTGCTTTTTTTATTATTTTCTGTTTATTAAACTTATAAGTTCTAAAATTCTCAAAATCTACATTATATCCTGCTCTTAATTCTAACCTATAATTACTTTCCTGCTCTAATGATAATTTATTTAATTCCACTAATCTATCAAATTCTGTTTTGGCTAGTGTATGGAACTCACCTGCATTTTTAGTTGCTTCATCTAGTTTATCCTGGTTAATATCAGCTAGTTTTTTTGCTGCTTCTTTTTCTTCTGCAACTAGCTCGTCAGTTGTCGCAGTAACCTCAGTGCTACTTACGCCTGGTGTTGTGCTATAGGTGGTTTTAGTCCTTACCTCCTTCTCTTTTATAATCATTGCAATCCTTTTCTCAGAGTTTATCTTATCTTGAGTCATTTTATCCTGCAAATCTTTAGCTTCTTTATCCTGTGCTGCGGCAAGGTCTCTATACCCTGATAGTTTTGTATCATTTAATATTGATGTAAGTCTAGTCATCTCCTCATTATTCAATATCTCAATATCAATATTGTGTAGCAATTCCTCATAAGTTGCTACAATCTCCCTCATCTTATCATGCCTTTCGCTACTAACTTCATTTAGTTTTGTTACATCTGACAATTCTTTCGCCATACTAGCTTGCAGCCTATTAAGTGAGTGAGCTGCTTCATCAGTTTCATCAGAAAGTTCCATCATGTATCCAACCAGCATACCTACTCCAACAACCAAAAGACCAACCCCTGTACTTGCTAGTGCCGCTCTAAACCCCTTCATAGCTGCTGATGCTGTTATAGTACCATTCCTCAACTGGAACATCCTCATCCTTAATAATCTTAATCCTGCCGCCCACTTTATATTGGCTAGTGTTGTTAGTATTGTCGCTGTCCTTAATATAGCCATCCTAGTAGCCATAAATGCGATAGCCATAGAAACAGCCCTAAATGCTCTTCTAATTCTTTCAATCGCTTTATCACTACTGGTAATCCCTTGTATAAATGAAGTAAAGTTCTGTATAGCTTTTCTCATTTGAAAATCAAAAGCATCTCCAATAGCCAATCCAAGACCCTCTGATGCAGACTTTAATAAAGTGAAATCACCTTCAAGAGTGTCTAATCTAATTGATGCCATTCTTGAAATAGCTCCTTCAGCTTTATTTAATGTATCTAAATTTAACTTTAACTCCTCTATGTTTCTTAACAATACAAGAAAGGCTGGTGCAGACCTTTTGTCTAGTAATTCAGTAGCATCTGTAAGCCCAAATGTAGCTTCTTTCATCTTCTCCATCTCCTTGATAAGCTGAGGTAATCCCTGAACAGTATATCCTATACTTTTATTTAATTTAGAGTTGGCATCTCCTAATCTTAAAAAGATATTTTTAAGTGCATTACCAGCAATAGAACCATGAAGCCCAGCATCAGCTAATGTCATCATCATTGCACTTGTTTCTTCAATAGTAAACCCTGCCGTTTTAGCAACAGGAGCAGCAAATTTCATAGCCTGAGTAAATCTTTCAAGATTTAAGGCAGAACCAGTAAATGATTCTCCCATAACATTTGTTACTCTAACAATTTGCTCGGCATCATACTGAAAAGCTTGTAGTGAAGAACCAGCAATAGCGGCAGCAGAAGCTAAATCCTCACCAGTTGCAGCAGCTAAATTTAATGTCGCTGTTTGAGCAGCCAGAATCTGCTCTGGCTTAAACCCTAAACGAGCAAACTCTTCTTGAAGTTTTGCAACTTGAGTAGCTGTAAAAACGGTTGTATTCCCCAGCTCTTTAGCACTTTCTGTTAATTCCTTAAACTCTTCAGTTGAAGCCCCAGATATTGCTTTCACAGCAGCCATTTGAGCTTCAAATTTAGCAAAAACCTTTATAACCCCTGTTATACCCCCTATAATAGCTCTAAAGGCAAATGCGGCTACAATAGCTATACTGGCTGATTTAAAAATACCAACCATTCTATTACCAGTGGCGTTTAGCCTGGTTGCGGCTACAGTCGTTCCTCTTATTGCCGCAGTGTTTGCGTGGAATTGACCTGACATAACACCTAGCTTTTTACTTTGGGCTGCATATTGAGCAGTACCTGTTTTTAAAAGTTGAAGATTAACTTGTGCTTCCTTTAACCCTTTATTTAATGCTATTAAACCCGTAAGGTCTGATTGAAATTTATATAGTGTAGTTGCCATTTATTCTTTCTTTAAATATACTTTTTTAATATCTCCATTTTCATCTGTAAAAACTAAGTCATGCACAATCCCATCAGTTTCTTCCACCGCTAATTCTCCACCATGTATTTGCACTTCTCCAGTTTTTGTTACAGACAAAGCTGTTGTTCTGTTTTTAGAATTTATACCCGAACCAATCTGTAAAATATCATCTGTGTTGGTTTGATTGTAATTCCCTAATATTGTTTGGTTGTCCTCTGCAACAACCCCACGACCAAAAGCAATACCTGTTCCTATTGAGGAATTATTTGTATTGTTTGTTAAAACTAATCCAGAGGATTTTGTGTCTTTTATTGTAATCTCTTCAGATACATCTTGAGTGCCGCTTATTCTTTTAGCCACCCCTTTAGTTCTTGCAAAATCAGCAGCTTGCTTCCATTCAATAAGCTCAACCTTAGTTAAGCCGTTTTGGTTGGGTTTATAATCTACAATTTTATTTACAGTCCAGTAGGTTGAAACTCCATCAATTTGTAAGTAAATTAAATCTCTATAATCAAATGCTGCTATATCTATAGCGTTCAAATTCATCCGACAAGTTCGTAATGCAGCACCGCCATTCATCTTCTCATACGCTGTTCTCCAGTATTTAGTAAACAACCCTTCACTCGTATTACCATAACCATCATCCTCATCACTCCAATGTAAACTATAAGGGTCTGGTGCAACCCCTTTTAACCAGTAATTCTTCCACCCTAAATGTGGGTAATGGGTTTTAGTGTGAGAAGTTCCATTCTGGTCAACAAACTTCCAGGTAGAACAATCCTGCTTTCCGTAATAGTTTAATATTCTTAAATCAAATTTAGGCGTTTTTTTATAGGGAGGTCTGTTTTTTCCATTTATAGAGCCTCCTTTATCACTCCACATAATAGGCATTACAGGAAGTTCTGAATCTGTTTGGGGGTCTCCCCAGGTTAAATCACCCCAAGCCCAATCTCCGTTACCATGTTGATTTGGAGTTGGTTGTTTGCCATAAGCATTAAATAGCACTGTTGATGAAAACTTTTTAGTACCCATCTCCAATGTTTCTTTTCTAAACTTCTCATAATTATGTTCAGCATGACTTTTGTATATAGGATGCCCCACCCATTCTCTCCAGCGATAAACAGTACCAACTATTTCATCACTTGTATCTTCTTTATACCCAAATGTAATTTCTTTTGCGAGTTGTTCTATAATGAATTTATCATTCCAACTTTTATAATCAAGTTTATCTGTCCAATCCAACACCTTACCTGAGCCGAAGAAATCATCATACGGCTCACAATAAATAGTTTTAGTTTCTTCATTTGCAGTCCATTGTAGATTAAACATTTCTGTCAATCCTTTTATATAATCCATCTGTTTTACACAAGGAAGGATTTTACTAAGGTTAACCTCATAATCTGGTACTGTTGAACTTGGTATAGGGTATATATTAAAGTCAATATCATCTATATCCATCCAAGCATTCCAAAGCCATGTATTGTTTTTACCTCTACACCTCATGTTTATTAAATCCCCAGCGTTGAGATAAACATCCCCCGAACCCTCCCTTGTAAGTCCATCAGCAGCACCAGATTGGGTAGAATTAACATCATCACCCCAGGAACTTGATGTTGTGTCATTAAGAGCAGAAATGTTGGCTCCATTTTTGAAAATCCTAGTTCGCATACTTGCTAATGAGTAACCAATTTTTACAAACATTGTTGCGTTCCAGGATATATGGTACATTCCAGTAAAAGGCACTGTATATCCTGATGAAGACGAATTTCCACTCCAGTTATTACCTAGGTCACTTCCTAAAGAAATATTAGGATAGTGGTATTTTATAACACCAGCACAAGTCATACATGGGTATGGTACTGGGTCCATGTTTGAAGGAGCATACTTAGTGTAGTTTTCAACATGAACGAACTGACTACCACCAGAACCAAATAAATTACTTTCCGCATAATCCTCACCAGAAGAGTAAGGATGACATAACTTTTTAAATGTTGTTGAGTTGAAAAAATTACTATCTATTGAGTAACCTATAGAATTAAATATTTTATCTACTACTGATTTAGCAAAGATAACTGGGTGAAAATCATTTGCCGTTTTATCATAATCAATAGTGGCTGGTGTTGGGTTAACTGACTGTGAATACCATTCTCCGTAATTTACTAATCCATAAAAATAATCATCACCAGCATCTGGACTATTATCCCAAGAGTTTGTAATACTCGTATAACCTTTTTTAACAGGTGGATTCTCTCCTAAAGCTAATTCGCAAAGTTTGTTTGTACCTATAGCCTGACTCCAATCAATATCATCTTGTATTATATGGCATTTATAAAAACCACCATTACCTGTATTTCCTTCTTCAATTCTCATTAAACCCTTAAAAACATAAATACCATCTACCTTTATTCTTGCCTTTTGCCAAAATATTTGCTTTCTTTCAGACCCAACACTCATCATAGGGTTTAAAATCTCATTATTATGTTGTGATGCTGGAATGTTAAATGTTTTTGAGTAACCAGTTGTTCTTTTCCCTATATCTCTTAAATCACCGACTGAAAAATTTAAAGATAATGGAACTCCCTTACTTTCTAAAACATCAAGGTAATCCCATTTATATGAATCAATAGTGTACATTGCTCCAACTCCCATAATAGGTTCGGAAGTAGTGGTAATATCAGCATCAGTAAATCTTACCTTAATATCCTCAATAATGCAAGAAGCAATCCCTTTATCTATAATTTTATTTACTCTAAATAACCCAACACTACCTTCAAAAGCACAAGCAGGTGTTCCGTATATTGTTTCAACACTACCATCAAAAGTGTGTGGAGCATCTAAACTCCACTTTCCTGCTAACGCTAATCTAGGTACACAAAACTTATACACACCTGGCGTTGTTATGTGTTGATATGTCATTGTATTATAAATAGGGTCTGGATGAGTTCCAGCCATTACCATAATTCTAGCGTTGACAACACTGGTAACATTCAACTCTATCTCATAAAACATAGCATAATCCACAGTATTTGAAAGCCAATTATTCCTAAGTCCAAAAAAACTATCTCCTTGATTAAAACCTCTATTGTTTATTGGATTATAATGATGGTTTTCATAAGATAAGGTAGTTCCCTTCCCCTCACTATCCCATCTAAAATCACCATGACTCTCATCCCACTCCCCTGAGTGTTGGTATGCGGAAATATACCATTCAAAACATTGATTCCCAGCAGCAAGGTCAGGGTCTAAATAATTTAAAGTACTTACATTGTCAATTCCAAGGCCTTTAAGAAGTAAGGTATCCTTATCTATGCAAGTAACAATATCAAAACAAAGTGTTTTACCAGTGTTTGTGTTTTTCATATATAAACACCTTCCATCTACAACTTTTGGATAGGTAGTGTGGTTGATTCCTGTAGTAAAGGGGTTCGTTCCACTCCAACCCTCACTCTGAAAATCATTAAAATTACCTGTTCCTATTTGGCTTAACTGAGCAGGTGTTGCACTAGAGCTCCACCACATTGTCATGACCATACATTTTTGGATAGGTTTAAAGTCTATCCCAGCAGGCATGGAGTACACCTGCTGTTGACTACAACCCTCAGCAGGATTTCCAACAAATATAATTTCAGGGTTATATGAATCTCCCTCATGAAGTTTAGGTGAAAATGCATAATTATCTGAGATACTTGGTGTTTCGCAATCTTCATTGAATGTGGTAATTGTTTCAGTACCTACCTGAACCATATTTGTTACCTCTTCAGTACCATCTACGCTACCAATCTCTAATATTACATTTTGTGCTAATGCTGAATCGTTACCCATATTATCCTTTTTGTGTTGTTATTGCGTTTGAATATTTATATTTAAACTCTATATAACTAACATTATCCTCAGTATTATATATTTCAACATCCCCAGAATCAATTATTACAGGGCGTAAAAAAGACAAGGGTTGACTTGAGGAGGATTGATTATATTTCATCTCATCTTGAACCCAAACTTGAGGGCTACTCACTAATTCTTGTAACCATTCTGCATATTCTGTCGTTAAAGGTTGTGATATAACTGAGAAAGTATCCTCCCTTGTTGTCCAAAGCTTTTTCCTACTATGAGAACCTCTGTCTCCAGGCTGTGTAAGTGAATCAAACTGACTACCTCCAACTTTTACTGATTTAGTGTGTGTGCCGTAAGCATTAAACCAGTCATATCCACCTCTCATATTTTTAAACACAAATTTCGTTCTTTGTTCATTACATTTACCATTAGAAGGTTCGTCACTATAATTTATATATCTATAATCTATTTCATAACTATTATCGCTTTGTCTTCTATGTCTCCAATTTTTAAAGTTCCCACTACCATCAACACTACCTGCAAGAATAGCAACCTTATCTGCAATTAAATTCCCACTTCCATCAATAATTGTATTTAAAGCAGTTCCTGTATGTAAGAGATACCAAGCCTCTAGGGTTTTGGGGTGTAACGGGATTCTTACTAACTCCTCCCAAACACTGGGTAGTGTTACAGTATTCATTGTATTAGTACCGTTAATACCATAAGCACATATTAATACGCAAAAAGTGTCGGTACTAGGTAATGATACTGGTTGGTAATAAGAATCACAAGGGTAGTCATTAACATTAATAGTATGTAATGGTGATGATGTTGGAGTGATAGGCATATTCGTTAATGGAGCTTGAGTAGAAACAGAACCAAGATTGTTTGTTCCAACAACAAAAGCACCCATATTTTCATACCCATTAAAAGGATTTAAACTGTCATCTTCATTACATATTGTAGCTGTAACGGCAAAGGCTTGGCCAGTAACTATATCTGACATATCATCATATAACAACCCAGTTGTAGTTGCACTGTATTTTACACTCCAAACTTTAAGTCTAAAATAAGCAGACTCCATATCTCCTTTTAAAAAATTAATGTACCCTGAATTAATTGGACATACACCTTTAGATATAAAAGGCCTGCAATAAGACATTAGATTAAAAGTATAATCTCCAGGATTAGGAGTGTTAGTACCATTTTGGTATGCGTTTATTAAAATATTTGTGGAAGCCCAAGTTCCATATAAACCTGTTTTTGTTTGTAGCTCACCCCTTAAATACGCTGTATCTCCAGAAGCATCTGATAGCTCCATGAATATAGGCCTATATGCCGAATAAAAAGCAATATTTGTATTTGTAATTATATTTATCATATCTTATATTGTTCTGTTTAAAATAGTATTAACATCTAATTGTATAGCGGTAAATACCGTATCATGTAAATCTTGACTTACCTCCTTATTTAGTTCATTTTTAATTTCTTCTACCCAGCCAGGGTTCTTAGGAGCTTGTGCGTTTGCTTTTTGAACTCTTGCTATTCTAAAGGCAGCCTGTAAGGCAGGTTTACCGAAAAGACCTTTTTTAGCCCCAAGCCAAGCAACCAATCCATGAATATAAGGACTTCCAGGTTCTGCTCCTCTTCCTGACCACTCAAAAAGAGATTTACTTGTTCCTTTATCTAAGATAGAACCATAATCTTCTGCTGTTATCTCTATATCCGAGAGAAGACCACCCTCTCCAATAGATTTAAGACTGTTGCTTAATCTATTAGTAGTATTCATAGGCTCATTACCCTTCCTTGATATAGCAAGTTGTCTCCGTAATTTCTCTATTATTCTATCCGAGACAGCGTTAATTATATTAGGTATTGCTTGTAGTATCATTATTATGGATTTACTGTTTCACTGTCTGGAAATTCTGCTGGGAATACTGGGTCTTCATCAACACAAGGTTCGTTTGCTGCTTCACCATAACAACAAGTGCCATCATCAACCCCAGCGTTAGGGTCATAATTCATTGCTGTAGGGTCTGTACATCCGCAAGCCCCGAAAAAGTCCTGACAATTATCTTCACAACCACCACTACTAGAAGAAGAACCGCTACTACTACATGGGTCAACTGATGCGGCTATATTTGCTATAGCATCAAACCTAACCTGAAGAGTCACTAGATTATCATTAAAAGTTCCTTTGTCTCTGATTATTTGTATTTTATGTTTTGGTACATGAGCCTTACAACCACCACCACCACTAATACCAAGAGCAAGGCAAGATAAAAGATTCCACATTTTTATTTCAAGCTCTGAGAATATCTGAACTAAATCATCATTAAAAACCTGAACCCCTTGTGTGCTTCCTTTTGAGAGAGGTCTTGCTATTGTTAGGTTAAAAGTAAAGACCTCCTTAATACTTTCTGCCACATAAGATGTTGGGTATTCAATATTCAATAAATCATAACAAATATTATGGTCAAAATTTATTTCCTTTGCTTTTCCGAACTTAACAGTACAAAATCCAGCAGATTCTGCACAAGCCTTAAAGTCCAGCATTAGTTGTGTTAAATTATAAGTTTGGTCGTATGTACTCATTTTTTCTTTTTTTTATTTTGAATATAAATCATTTAATTGTTTTTCAAAGTCTGAACACGCTGCTTTCCAAGACAAATATGTTAAAACTTCAAAAAGTTTTGTGTTTAAAACACTATCAATAGGATTGTACTCCACTACTGTAAAAACCCCGTCTTTTGCTACATCATACAAAGAATTTAACCAGCCATAACCACTGATTGTATTCTTAGCTGCTATTGTTGATTTTGGGTCGCCTCCACCTCCTGAGAGATTAGGAAACTTAACATCAATCGCTGCTCTAACTTCCCCAAAAAAAAAGCGACATCCCAAATAGTTGCCATGTCTAAATCCTCAAACAACTTAGCTCTTTTATCTATCAAATCATCATTTAATTTTTCAGACTCTCCTTCTTTTTTACAAAGAATAGCTATTTGTCTTGGTAAAATCTCTATTCTACCTTTTTCAAGAAGATTAGCCTGCATCTCTAACTGTTCAGCCTCAATATATCTACCAAAAGAAGATTTCTGCATAAGTTCTTCTGGTAAAATAAATTTCTCATCACCTATTTTAAAAGATGATATATGTATTGGTGTGTATGGCTCACTTGCAAAAGCAAGAGTTTTCATAACTTCTGTTGCCATATCTAAATCCAACATGCTAACCTCTTGCTCATCTAAATTACACCAAAAAGACAAAACTTTAGTGTTATCTTTTAAATCATCAAGAGTTCTCTCCCATTGAGCAACTTCATCACCCTCTTTTACCTCTCCCTTATCTCCAAAACCTTCTATTAGCTTTGAAAACCCCAGAAACTGCTTAAAGCTAACATCAGCCCAGCAATTTGGTACTTTTACTTCTTTTTCGTTTAAAACAAATTCTTCCATTAATTTAAGTTTATTTTTTCTTCACTTTCTGTTCCTGATTGTATTAAGAGAGACAATTCTAGTCTTTCTATTACATTTTCAATCAAAGATAATACTTTTTTTCTATATTTATCTAAATTTTCTTCTTTTTTTGGCGTTAATGCTGCAAAATACCCAACTGTAGCCCAATACACTGTATTTGGCATTGATAAATACCAGTTTATCTTATCTACCTCACCTTCCATGGTATTAATTCCTAATCCATTATGGTAAAGTATAACTCTTTCTATAACATCCTTAAATCCCTCGTACTCCTCATCATAATATGTCGCCTCATCAATAATGTCTTCTAAATTCCTTAAAAACTCAGTAACTATATTAGAATGTCTCTTGTTTAAGCAAAATATTTCAACTTCATAGCTCATAAGTACAATATAAGGAAATTTCTTTCACTTTTTTAGGAAATAAAAGTTACTTTTTAACCCCAAGCTAAAATACGCTTATTATTTTTAAATAAATACCTCATTCTCATCATAAGAGCATCAGCATAATCTGGAGAGTGCCCTAAAATAGCTTTCATCTCTTTTTTTGATAAAATAGCTAGTTTACCGTCTAAATCTATGTTTTTTCTCCTAACAACCTCTAATTCTTCAATAATCTTGTTTCTCAATTCAATATCATTGCATTTTATCCAGATATTTCCCATATTTATCTGTTCTGCTAATTTATAGAAGCATTGTGTCTTTAAATTCTTGTAATTCTCCCCGTTTAGTGGTTTCCCGTTGTTAATAAAAGGCTGAACCCCTTTCATATAGTGAGAAAGGTACTGACCAACACCATCAGAGTCAATAACTACATTTCTTTTTGAAATATTATACTTATCTACCAGGGCTCTAATTAATTTTTCCACATTATCTGCTGATGTTTTATCTTTAGTAACAAGCTCTTCAACCACCATGCCCTTCCAAACACAGATTACGAGTTTATCAGAACCTAAAAGAGCAATGTCACAAGACAAATAATACTCTTCATTATCACTCTTAACGCTAGAATTAGTGAAAACAGACAATATAGCCTCGTAATCAAACAATCTATCCTTCCCTTCATCATATTCCCAGTTACCATGAAGTAGTCTTTCCCTTGAAACAGGGTCTAGTTTTCTTAATTGCTCTTCATAAAACTCTGAAATATGAGGATTATCTTTTAATTTTGCCTGAACAAACTTCTTATGGTTAGGCAGAGTATCGTCTCTATCTTGTTTATAAAAGTCATATACCCAGTTTTTAGCTGGATTACACGACATAAGTATCTTTGGGCGAAGCCCAAATTCTTTTAATTTAAAACGAATCCTTGATGCTACAACATTTTTTGCTTTTTCTGTACACTGGTTAGCCTCATCTATAAAAGCACCAGATATTTCCAGCGAACCAAGAGAATCAAAATTAGGGTCTGCTGGATATTGATAAAGGTCTTTTAAAATAATGGTACTGCCGTTTACAAACTCAACAACATTACTTTGAGCATTAAACTTATAAGACTCTCCTTTTTTAATGCCCCAATCAGAACAAACCATGAAAAAGGAATTTAGTGTTGTTTCTTTTAGAGTTTTTAAAGTACTTCTCCCCATTAACCAGCGAGTTCCTGGGTATCTTAAACAAGAATATAATAACCAGGCAACCCCAAAGTAAGATTTACCTCCTCCAGCACTACCTCCAAACAAAACTTCAGATGTTGTGCCGTCATGTAAATACTCCCAAGCCTTGTGTTGTTTAGCTGTTGGAGTAAAATCTATTTCCAAATCTTCTTTTTAACCTTAATTAAAGGTTGAACAATAAGTTTAGCTAAAACTAAATAGACTACAACTACTGGCAATACAGATAACCCAGCTAATATTCCGAATATATATTCTAACACCCCGACATTAGGGTTACTTGTTTTCATTCCTTTTTTAAATTCTTCAAACATAATTTCTTTTTTTAATTATTAATTACCATCCTTCAGGCTGATTACCTATTGTACCAAACCAAGTGTCTAAAGCGAGGCTAACTCCTGCATCATACATCCCTATAAACCACTCTAAATCTAATATTTCGTTTAATTTTGTTTTTTCCATCATAGCTATAAAACTTAACATTGGTATGTAAACCTCAACACACTCTGTTCTATCATTCCACTTTGATAAAGTCTTTAGGCTGAGTTCTAATGTTGGGGCTACACTATCAGGAATAACAGAAAGCTCCTTTAGCGTTATTTTCTCTATTAAATTAATCCATTCTCCATTAATCAGAATATCCCAAGAAAAAATAGCTCCATGTAAGGTATCTTGAACTGTAGTTCCTGGCCTAACCTTAACTTCCTCTCGTTCTACCTTCCCTTTTTCTACCTCACCCTTTTCTTTGTTATATTCTCTAATATCCATTTCAGATAGTTCACTTAATCCTTTTGATATTTTCTTTCTTTTAGTTACAGGTCTTCCTTCCTGATTCGGAGGAAAGTTTCTTACCAAAACGGTAAACCTATGATTATCTACTGCCATTTCTTTTTCTTTTTTTAATTGTTATACAAATATACTATTTTATTTTCTAATATGACTACTTAATAGACATAAATCTTTAAGCAGCTCACTCGGTACTTCTTTTACAACACTTACAGACAGGGTTTCTTTATAAATATCTTCTGAGAAGTCAAATAAATGAACACTGGCCTTTCCATGTTCAGTCTCCATAAGAAATATACCCAACAATGTTTCTCCAGCTCTTTCCACTCTCGCTATATAAGCACCACTATTTAGTGAGTCATAACTTTCTAGCTCTAAGTTAGCTGTGCGAAACCCCAATGTCCTTCCGAGTTTATTGCCAGATATTACTAATCCCTTAATAATAGCAAGCTCACCCTCTGCACCCTTCTCTTTTAAAGCGGCACTCTCTATTCTTTTATATATAGTTTCTATACTATCTTGTTTCTCTTTCATTTTTGTTCCTTTTATTTCTAAATTATGTTAATTATTTTTATTATCTTTGCAATCTAATATAAATAGACACTCTTGTTAGTTAAAAAAAGACACTCATTACGACAAGGGCTGGAACACGAAGTGTTTTAAGCATCTGGCGTAACTCTATTATCAAGCCCTAATTATATCTAGTCCTCAATAACTTTAATATCCTCATC